ACGTAGGCATCAGCAAAAACAAACAGATGAATTAAAAGCAGAGATTAACAATCTTAAAGCACAATTAGAGCAGTCAACTAAGAAGCAGATAAAACTTCCTAAGTCTGACGAAGATATAGAAACATGGGCTAAAGAATATCCTGATGTTGCAGGTATAGTAGAAACAATTGCTATTAAGAAAGCTGCTGAACAACAGGCTAGTTTAGAAGAGAAAGTAAAAGCCCTAGATGATATGCAACAATCGGTACATAAACAACGTGCAGAAACAGAGTTGTTGCAGTTTCATCCTGACTTTGAAGAGATAAGAAACGATGATGACTTTCACACATGGGCAGAAGAACAACCACAATGGGTACAGAATGCTCTGTATGAGAATGACAATGATGCACGTTCTGCTGCTAGAGCTATTGACTTATATAAAGCAGACAGAAACATAACTGCAAAAAAATCATCATCTAAGGATGCAGCAAAGTCTGTATCTACTAAAGGTAAAAGAAGTAAACCTGCCAGTGACGATAGTGGCAACTCATATAAAGAATCTGATGTACAACGTATGTCTGCAAAAGAATATGAGAAGCATTCAGATGATATAATGGAAGCTATACGTAACGGTAAGTTTATTTATGACGTATCTGGTTCAGCACGATAAAAGGTGTTGACAAACAGATAATTGTGCATATAACTATGCATAATTAGTAGTAATGTGGCCCTTTTCAAAAGACTACCCACAGATACTACACCAAACTTCTAAGATACCCGAATAAGAAGAGCCTATATGTAGTTGGCCTTACATATACTACCTCTTTAGTAATCGGCCCTTAAAGTAGATAACATAGCGTATATGTTTTGATACGCATTGGGATGTCGTATAAGGAGAAAATAAAATGGCATTTTCAACCGCTACAGGCTACGGCAACCTGCCTAATGGTAATTTTTCACCAATTATCTACTCTAAGCAGGTACAAGTAGCTTTTCGTAAGGCTTCAATTGTTGAAGCTATTACAAATAGTGACTACTTTGGCGAGATCGCAAATATGGGCGATAGCGTTAAAATAATTAAGGAGCCAGAAATCACGGTTAAAGCATACGCTCGTGGTACTACGATTACTCCGCAAGACTTGGACGATGAAGAGTTCTCTCTTACCATCGACAAAGCAAACTACTTTGCATTTAAAGTCGATGATATTGAAGAGGCACACTCTCACATCAACTTCCAACAGCTTGCAACTGATCGTGCAGCTTACAGACTAGCTGACCAGTTTGACCAAGACGCTCTTGGTTACTTGACTGGTTTCAAACAGTCTTCTTTGCATACCAATGCTGATACTGTTAATACAACTGTTAACGGTGCAGTCGCTGTATCTACAGCAGGTACTGATGAATTACTAAGCTCAATGAAGATAGATGCTTCTCAGTTTGGTGGTTCTTCCAGTAACGCAATTGGTATTCAAGCACGTGCTGGTGGTGCAACTTCTGCTACACCCGGTTCAGGTAATGCTAACCCATTACAAATTGTAGCTCGTATGGCTCGTTTGCTTGATCAACAAAATGTTGACACCAACAATCGTTGGCTCGTTGTTGATCCAGTTTTCGTTGAAGTTCTCAAAGATGAAGACTCTCGTCTTCTCAATGGTGACTTTGGTGGAAGCGGAATACAAAATGGTCTTATACTTAACAACCTTCATGGTTTCAAAGTATACATGTCTAACAACCTACCTTCTATTGGAACTGGCCCATCTACTACTGGTGGTACAAACTCCTCTAACTTTGGTATGATTGTTTCTGGACATTCTTCTGCTGTAGCAACTGCCGAGCAGATTAATAAGACCGAAACATACCGTGACCCTGATAGCTTTGCCGACATAGTTCGGGGAATGCATTTGTATGGACGTAAGATACTTAGACCAGAAGCTCTAAGTGTTGCACGTTATTGCTTGGTATAAGGAGACTGAATCATGGCTACAGTAACAACCTTAAGTTCAGCGGCTCGTGGCTCAGATGCTAGAGGTCGCTCTCCTTACTTGGTGCAAAATAGTATTGACTTTGGAGCTGCTGCTACCGCTAAAGGTACTGCACTAGCTGCTGCCGATATTATTCAAGCCATAACAGTACCTGCTAATACTATGATATTAGATGCTGGTTTTGAAGTAACAACAGTTCACGCTGGTACTTCTTCTGACTGTGCACTAGATCTAGGAGTGACAGGTGTTGATGTGGATGCATACGTTGATGGCTTTGACTTTGACGCTGCATCAGCAGGTGCATACAGTGTAGGTGCAGGTAATGGACCTCTCACTGTTGGTGCAACTGCCGACACGCTTGATGTCTTAATTCAGGCACAAACTGGAACTACAACGGCTGGTGTTATCCGTGTCTTTGCATTATTGCTAGACGTTGATGACATAGGCACTGTAGGTGCAGATGAAGTGGATCGTGATACACTCGCGTAACACATGTGGAAGGGGTGGGATAAACCTGCCCCTTTCTACTTAAGGATATATTATGGCTACAACATTTCTAACATTAGTTAATGATGTCAACAAAAGGCTGAACGAAGTAGAGCTTACAAGTTCTAACTTTGCTTCGGCTACAGGTTTTTATGCACATATAAAAGATGCAGTCAACTCTGCTATACGCTACATTAATGAAAGCGAGTATGAGTGGCCTTTTAATCATTCAGAAAAAGAACAAACATTAGTTGCTGGTACAACAAGATATGCATTTCCAACAGATGCTAAACTTATAGACTTTGAATCGTTTAGAATAAAAGAAAATGCTACATTAGGAAATGACACAAAGAAACTAGCTTTAATTACATATGATGAATACTTAGAAAAATACGTGGATCAGGAGTATGCTGCAAGTCAGACACGTGCACTGCCACGTTTTGTTTTTCATGGACCTGATCTAAAGTATGGTCTGATAGAACCACCTGATAAAGCATACACATTAGTATTTGACTATTATGTATTTCAGGCAGACCTATCTGATCACGATGACACAATGGTTATCCCAGACCGTTTTAAGCACGTTGTAGTAGACGCTGCAATGTTCCATGCATATATGTTCAGAGGTAACACTCAAGATGCTGTAGTGGTCAAGGAGAGGGCAGATGAGGGCATTAAGGCAATGCGTTCTATGTTAATTAATCGTTATCACTATATGAGGTCTTACATGATACCTGCTGCGACAGGAGGACGTAGACTAGGTTCGTCTAGGTCTACGGCAGGATCGAGCTTGGATAGTCTATAATGCCTGACGCATGGGAGACATTTAGAATAGAATTTAAAGGTGGACTAGTAACTAATCTTAGTCCATTACAACAAGCTATCAATGCTCCCGGTTCTGCTAGAATACTACGTAACTACGAACCATCTATTGACGGAGGTTATAAACGTATACAGGGTTACGAAAAGTTTGATAGTGCTATTATAGCACCATATGGTAATCCAGTTGTAAATGGTGCATCTCAATCGGGTACATCATTATCACTAAGAGCTATACATACTACACCTGCTGTTGGTGATACACTTACGATAGATGGTGTGTCTGGTACATACACGGTAGCTTCAGGTGGTGTTAGTTATACTGCTGCTAGAGATGAGGTTACACTAACACTTACTAGCTCTTTAAACTCAAGCCCTGCTAATGGTGCAGTAGTTACATTTGCTACAGTTACTACATCTAACTATGCAAATGGCATGACATACTTTAATGATAAAGCTGTTGTAGCTATGAATGCTGATATAGTAGAAACAGCAGGTAGTGGCTATACAAAAATAAATAAACCTAACTATGGTACACCACTAATTGATGGTGGTAGTCAAACAGGTACAACATTAGTTGCAGATGCATTTGATACGTTTCCACAAGCAGGTGATGTATTTACAATTGCAGGTATAGATAAAGTATACAGAGTTGAAACTACTGTTTCATCGTACTCTGATTCGGCTAGTAAAGAAGTAAATATAACTATTCATCCTGCACTAGCAAGTAGCCCATCAGATAATGCAGCTATAACATTTATATCTAGTGATAGAGAAGGTGCAGTTAATACACGCTTTGATGAAATAGACTTTACAGGAACTACAACACTTGTAATAGTAGACGGAGCAAATGCACCTGCATTATACAACGGTACTACATTTACTGTATTAGATAGTGCACCATCAGATGTTATAGGTGCTACAGTTGTAGCTACACATAAGAACCATATTTTTTATGCTAAAGGTAGGGTATTAAGTTTTGGATCACCACTAACTACTACTGACTTTCAAAGTGGTAATGGTGCTGGTAGTATTGGTTTAGATAATAGTATAGTAGCAATAAAAAGTTTTAGAGATCAGCTTATAGTATTTACCGATTCATCTATCTTTAGATTAAATGGTGATGCATTAGCAACTTTTAACTTACAACCTATTACACGTGACATAGGATGCATACAAACAGATAGTGTACAGGAGATAGGTGGTGACGTTGTGTTTATGGCTCCTGATGGTTTAAGACTTCTCAGTGCTACTGAACGTATTGGTGACTTTGGATTAGCACCTATTACTAAAAAGATACAAGGTACATTTAATGACTTTGTAAAACTACATACAGACTTTTTTAGCTTGGTTATAAGAAATAAATCACAATATAGGCTATTTGGTTGGAATAATAACTTTACAAGACCTAATGCACAAGGTATACTGTTTACACAATTTGCATCTCCCGGTGAAGCATCTGTTATTGACTTTGCAGAAACCAGAGGTATACAGGTAACAGCATGTGCAAGTGTGTATTCAGGAACAACTGAGTTTGTTATATTTTCAGGTAAAGAAGGTTTTTTACATAGAATGGAAAATGATACATCTAGTTTTGATGGTAATAATATAGCCACTACATTTGCTACACCTTTCTATCCTATCAATGATCCACGTATACGAAAGACAATATATAAAGCTCAGTTCTATCTAGACCCAGAAGGAAGAGTAAACTTTGATCTAAACTTAAAATTTGACTTTGATGAGAGTGGTGCTGTAGTTATGCCAGCAGTAACATTTACAAATGCAACTAGTAATGCTTCTCAGTTTTATGGTATTGGTGCATATGGATCTGCTACATTTGGTGCTAAGTTACAGAAAGTATTTTCTGCACAGACTACAGGATCAGGTAAGACTATATCTGCACAGTTTGAAGCAGATAATAATACAGATGTTCCATATGCGCTTGACGCATTGACACTGGAATATGCAACACATGCAAGAAGGTAATTAAAAATGGGAACAGGATATACACGTAACGATACTGCTAACAATATTGCTGATGGTAATATTATCAATGCCTCTGACTTTGATGGAGAGTTTGATGCTATTGTAACTGCTTTTAGTACATCAGGACATACGCATGATGGTACATCAGCAGAAGGTGGTGCTATAACTAAACTAGGACCAGCACAACAACTTACAATAGCAGCAACTAGTATTGTACCATCTACTGATGATGCATTTGATTTAGGTTCTAGTGGTGCAGAGTTTAAAGATTTATACATTGATGGTGTTGCATACATAGATGCTATTAATTTTAATGGCACAGCTATTGCTTCTACTGCTGCTGAACTTAATATTGTAGATGGTGACACATCTGCTTCTACTGGTGTAACTATAGCAACCTCAGATCAGTTTATTATAAATGATGGTGGTACAATGAAACAGCTTACGTTTGCTGATTTAGAAACGTGGGTTGAATCTAATATTGATACAGGTGCAAGTTTAACAACTGTAGGTGCACTAGATTCTGGTAGCATAACTTCTGGCTTTGGTAACATTGATAATGGTGGATCTAATATAACATCAGGCGGTTTGTTAAAAATAGATGTAGATGCTGATGCAGATGATCTTACAGGTGATAGTGCTACAGGTAGACTTACATTAGGTGCAGGTGAAGATCTAAACTTATATCATGGTGGTACTAACTCTTACATAGTAAATGATACAGGTGATTTAATTATTGACACAGCAGGTGATGTTGTTCTTGATGCAAATGGTGCAGATGTATTATTAAAAGATGATGGCACACAGTATGGTGCTTTAACTAATAGTTCTGGTGATCTTATAATTAAGTCAGGTTCAACTACTGCACTTACAATGTCAGGTGCTAATGTTACTGCTGCTGGCAATGTTACAGTAACAGGTGACTTAACCATATCAGGTGATGACTTAACTATGGCTACAAATACTTCTGGTATGTTGCTCATAGCAGATGGTACAAACTTTAATCCTACTGCTGTTACTGCCTTAAGTGAAATATCTACAGTAGCTGATGATGATGTATTTCTTGCTATAGATACTTCAGGTGGCGGTCTTAAAAAAATAGCTAGAAGTGCTGTAGTATCTGGTCTTGCTACATCTTCTGCTATATCTAATGTTGTAGATGACAGTTCTCCCCAATTAGGTGCTGACCTTGATACTAACTCTTTTAATATAGCATTTGATGATGCACATGGTATTAATGATGATAGTGGTAATGAGTTTATTATATTTCAAAAAACAGCTACAGCAGTCAACCAGCTAGACATTACCAATGCTGCTACAGGTAATCCACCAGAGGTGTCAGCTACAGGTGGTGACTCAAATATTAGTCTTAAGCTAACACCTAAAGGTACAGGTCAGGTTGTATTAGATGGTAATGTAGGTATAGAAAGTGGTCTGATTGATCTTAAGAATGGTGGTTCTGTATCTTCTATACGTTTCTACTGTGAGTCTTCTAATGCTCACTATGCAGCAATCAATGCTCCTGCTCACAGTGACTTTAGTGGTAATGTAACACTAACCCTACCAGTTACAACATCTACATTAGTTGGTGATACAGTTACACAAACACTTACAAACAAAACTCTCACTAGCCCAGTACTTAATACAGGTGTTAGTGGTACGGCAGTTCTTGATGAAGATAACTTAGCTTCTGACTCTGCTACTCAACTAGCTACACAGCAATCTATTAAAGCATATGTAGATAACTCAATGACATCTGCTGTTACTGCTAGTTCTACAACTACACTTACAAACAAAACACTTACTGCTCCTAAGTTTGCTGATGCTGGTTTTATTGCTGATGCAAATGGTAATGAACAGGTTGTATTTCAAACTACAAGTTCTGCTGTTAATGCGCTTGAAGTTACTAACTCTGCAACAGGTAACGGAATTACAATAGGTGCGTTTGGTAGTGACTCAAATGTAGATATTAATATAACACCAAAAGGAACAGGCGTTGTTGCTATTGCTAGTGAAAATTTAAGCTACGCAGGTACAGCTATAACAACTACAGGTGCTGAATTAAATTTAATTGATGGTGACACAGCTAGAGGTACAACAGCAGTAGCAAGTGGTGATGGTATACTTATTAACGATGGTGGTACAATGCGTATGACTAATGTTGATACTGTATCTACATACTTTGCTAGTCACTCTGTTGGTGGTAGTAACATAGTTACAACTGGAGCATTAGACTCTGGTTCTATAACTTCTGGTTTTGGTGCAATAGATAACGGTACATCTGGTATTAGAACAAACACAATGACAGTAGAGACATCACTACTGCCTGATGCATCTGGTGGTGCAGATATAGGATCTGCAAGTGCAGAGTTTGGTGATATTTATATTGCTGATGACAAACAGATTAAGTTTGGTAGTGATCAAGATATTACAATGGAGTATGATGAAGACGGTACGGATACTCTTTTAATTACTGGTAATGTAACACTTAGCGGTAATACTACACTTGCAGATGGTACAAATGATTTTGATATTGCGTCACATGACGGTTCTAACGGACTTAAACTAGGTGGTACTTTAGTTACAGCAACTGCTGCTGAGTTAAACTACACAGATGGTGTAACAAGTAATATACAAACTCAATTAGATGCAAAAGCATCAACTGGAAAGGCAATAGCTATGGCAATGGTTTTTGGGTAGTGTAGAAAGAAAGATTTATGCAATATATTATAGAGTTAATTAAGAAACATCAAACATGGTTTAGGACAGACGATATACTTGAACCTTGGATTGGTGGTTATGGTTTAGATAAACTAAACATAGAAACTGAAGAGGAAAATAAAAATGGCAGCACCTAATATTGTCAATGTAGCAACTATTACTGCAAAGACAGCAACTGCATTATTAACAGGAACTTCAGCAGTTAATGCTGTAAATAATCCTGCATCATCTGGTAAGGTAATGAAAATAAACAGCCTTATTATATCTAACGTAGATGGTACAAACTCAGCTACTGTAACTGTAGCGATATATCCGAATGACGATTTAGCAGGGACAGCAGTAGTTATTGCTTCTACTATAGCAGTTCCAGCAGACTCATTCGTAGTTATTATAGATAAGAACCAAGGGCTATACTTAGAAGAAGATAAGTCTCTTGGTGTTACTGCAAGTGCAGCTAACGATTTAACATACACTGTTACATACGAAGAACTTTCATAGGAACTT